CTGAGCGATTGCGCATTGCCCGAGAGAAGCGATTAAAAGAGAATCCCCCTCAATATAAGAACATTCACCCTGACGTTCTCGCACTTGGCGATGATCATCCTTTGCGTATGGAAAGGGTTAAGGTGTGGATTAAAACTCAACGTGATATTGCTGCTGAGGAACGTAAGCAAGAGCGTGCAGGAGTTAAAGGTGCTACTATTAAGCGCATTCGTGCTGAGAACTATGCTCGAATGATGCAATCGTATCTTGAGAGTAGCACTTGGACTGATATGTTTTATGGCGAGTACGGTGAGCATCGAATGAACCGTATCTGTACCACTATGGCATATCATGATAATGGTGAACCCAAGCGAACCTATGGGACGTTCTATATGGATCTGGGTTATATTTATGGCTACCCCGAGGAAAGAGGTGGAAAGCCAAACGATTGGACACCGCCTGAGGAACGTGCGGTTAAAACGCAAGATAACGATCTGGAGAACTTCTTTGGGTGATATTGTAGACATTCGTGAGCGCCTGTTAAAGAGACGCATGGACGAGGCGACTACTAAAGCAGGCGGTTACGATTATGTTGAGGGTATGCGAGCTGAGCGTGACGCAGAGTTGAAGGCGCTTGAAGATGAATGTCGAGGTCATTGTGACAAGATACTAGACGACCTCCTCGACTTTGGTATAGCTGACGAAAGCGTTGAGTTCTCGACTGACTTTATATTTATGACAGAGGCTCTGCGTTCTCTCATAATGCGGGCGAGAGGCTTTGATCACTTCATACAAGAAGTGGCTGACAGGCTGATAGAGATTGATTATGATGAAGAAACCGATATGGTCAATGGTAGGTGGGTGCTGGGTGAAGACCCTGTATTAGAAAATTATGGACCAGAAGCGTTTACTGACATTGAAGAACTTGCTAAATCCCTAATAGAAGATGACGATACAGAAAGTTGACTTTTTAAGTGAGATATGCTATACTAGTATATCAAATTAATTATTATGAGTAAAAGAAGATGATACTCCTAGATTTAAACCAAGTAATGATCGCGAATATGATGAAGCATATCGCTGTCAGTGGTGAGGAATTTAGCGAGGACTTGGTGAGGCACATGGTACTAAACAGTATCAGAGCATATAAGACTAAGTTCGGTGCTAAGTACGGTGAGATGGTTATATGTTGTGACGACCGTGACTACTGGCGCAAAGGTGTGTTCCCATATTATAAAGCGCATCGTAAGCAGGATCGTGAGAAGTCTACAATAGACTGGAGTAAAGTATTCAACTGCCTCAACAAGATTCGTGAGGAGCTGAAGGAATACTTCCCATATCGTGTTATTCAAGTCGAGCATGCTGAGGCTGATGATATTATCGGCACTCTGACCACTAGATTCGGTGTATGGTTGAATAACGAAGACTCTGAGCGTATCCTAATCCTATCGGGCGATAAAGACTTCGGTCAACTACAGAAGTTTAGTAATGTCGACCAGTTCAGCCCAATCACTAAGAAGAACATTACTATCAAGGATCCGAGACGTTTCCTTCGCGAGCATATTATGCGTGGCGATCGAGGTGATGGTATTCCTAACTTCTTATCACCTGATGGTTGTATTGTGGCTAATGAGCGTCAAAAGCCATTACAGACTAAGAAGCTCGACATATGGATCGATCAAGAGCCAGAGCAGTTCTGTAATGAGATGATGCTACGCAACTATCGTAGGAATGAGCAACTAGTCGATCTTGACTGCGTTCCTACTGATATCGTTAATCAGATTAATGCTGAGTTCGACAACTATGACGTGCCAGAGAAACGTGGGTTGCTCAACTACTTCATTAAGAATAAACTAAAGAACCTTGTTGAATATATCGGAGACTTTTAATGGCTAAGAAGTATATTCATGTAAATCAGCACAAGATTCGTGCTAATCTGAAGCATGGAACCGATGAACCTGTTATCACAGTCAAAGAAGGCAGAACGAATAAATATTGTCATGACGTGGAGATACTTGGTCCAAGCGTGGTCAGGTACTCTGATAATGGGAAACCAATCCTAGCGTGTGGCGCAAGGGTGGTTATTGAAACTGAAGCAGATGTGATAACGCATCTTCGTGAGGAAATAAATGCGACATAACACTTTTCATGAAATATTCCAACAGGTGTCGGACGCACCTATCAAAGCTGATAAGATAGCGATTCTTAAGAAATATGAGAGTCCAGCTTTAAAAGCAATTCTAGGATATACCTATGACCCAAGGGTCATTTGGCAGTTGCCGAAGAGTGATCCGCCATATAACCCACTTGACGAAAGGCTAGATCAACAGTCTAGGCTTGCTCAAGAGGTACGCAAATTGTATCTATTCGTTAATGGTCCAGGTCCAATAAACGATACTCAGCGCAACCTAAAGCCAATCCGTAGAGAGCAAATCTTTATTCAGGTGCTAGAGAGCGTTGATCCCAATGATGCAAAGGTTCTGCTCATGATGAAGAATCGTAAGTTGCTATACAAAGGTCTTACTCGTAATCTTGTAGCAGAGACATTCCCAGACGTAGTAATAGGTTGGCCAGAAGAGAAATGAAGAAGTTCAAAAAGCGTGTTTCTAGTTTTAAGCACTACACCGAAGAAAACATCCGTAAGAAGCGCCTCAAAACTGAGGCACGACATAATGTAAAGGCGAAGATAGATACCGCCACTGTGAATGAAGAATGGGATGATCTGTATGAGGAGAGTGAAGAAAGCACTCATAATAGGTAATGGTCCAAGCCGAAAGTCGATTAACATCGATGAGGTTGGTAGGAATATTACTACATATGGGTGTAATGCCATCTACCGTGATCATAAGTTCATTGACTACATTATAGCCATCGATGATGGGATGATAGCAGAGTTACAACGCACGGATCATCCATGGAGTAGCATTATCATCCCGCCTGAAGATGAGCGTTATGAGCCATATGCATATGGAAAGGTTGTTGGTAGAAGGGCGAGAAACAATGCAGGAATGATAGCAATGGATGAAGCTATCAAGCATGGTCATAATGACCTGACCTGCATTGGCTTCGACTTCTTATCTAACTCAACTGATAACATGTATGATGGAACGTCTAATTATGGACCAGAGACTCGATGTGATGGAGCAGGTAATCAGTGGCGTGGTTTATACTTCTCGTGGTTTTTATCACAACATCCAACTGTATGCTTTCGCATGGTAATGGCTGATGATGCGTTCTATGACAAGGGTCACAATATACCTAATCTACACTTCACCACAGTATCTGAATATAAATAACAATAAGACCACTACCAAAAGGAATAGAGTCATGAGTAATGAATGGATGATTATCTTCGGTATGTTCATCTTCATGTGCGCTTACTTCTCATACAAGCTCGGGTATGAGCACGGTGAAGAAGAAGGTGTAGGCGGACTTCTAGCTTCCCTCATCAAGTCTGACGTCATTGAAATGGACGAAGAGACAGGAATCGTTAAAGCAAAAAAATAATTTGAGACTTATATTATGATTGATGTTGTTATACCATATCACCCCAAAGACGAATATACAATACACGCCTGTATAGACACAGTCAAAAAGCATTTCAAACAATGCGGTCAAGTATATATTCTAAGCGAATCCAAGTTCACGTATGATGACGTCAAGTGGATCCCTGAAACATCATTTAGTTTGACTAAAGAATTTGTTTCTGAAGTTATAGAAAGGTATAAGAAAGATATTCCCGAAGAAAGGCATGGATGGCTTTACCAACAATTTTTAAAGATGTCAGTATTTCATGCATGCCCTGAATTGTCTGACACAATCCTAGTATTAGACTCCGACGTCTCCTTTGTCAATGATTATGACGCATATGATGAAGAAGGCAGATTAGCGTACAACCACAACCACAGGTATTTTTGGTCATACATAGAGAATAACAAGCTAATACACCCAGAGTTTCAGGAGCAAAAGAAAGAAGAAAACCGAACTGGGATTAATCATATGATGCTATTTGAACGCCACCGAATGAGAGAATTGATTGATTTGATCACAAGAGGCGGACAATCTAGTTTGGTAGAGGGCGTGATATCTAGGATACAACATAACCTTAAAAACGCATCTTTTTCAGAGTATGAATTGTATTTTCAATACATCCACTCAAAATATCCTGATGAGTATGCTTTGAGGCAGGATGACTGGTATGACGTCACTGATTGGAAACCTGTTATCAATGTTCAAGACTATGGTTATGCGAGACACTGGATGCATGATAATGCCACCTATATCGCCAATCATTCATGGTGCCGTGACCCAAACATACAAGATGAATCCTGGTTTAAGCAAGCAGTAACAGAAACTCGATTCGACATATAAAATAATTTAAAAAAAGACTTTACTTTTCGTAATCTTTTATAGTATAATAGGTGTACATAAAGAGAGGAGAGAAGTTATGGCTAGTGTTGTTACACCAACAGGCAGTCCATCCGAAGAAGCATTTATGATGGATGTTGTCCTAGTAAATCACCCTGACTATAAGAACCTGCCCAGAGGAACTAAACGATGGGTCACTAAAGAGGCTCGCAAGGGTAGTTTCCAGATGAGTAATCTACTTGAGCAAACGATCTCATTGAGGAGTGAAGAGATCCGCACAGTTCCATTGGCTAATACTAACGCAGATGGTATGGACTTTGATGACTACAGTGATCTTAAGAGTTGTACTCTACGATTAGGTAAGAATGGAGCTGGAGTCAGCGACGCAATCACTGGGAGGATATCAGGACTTGATAATAAGGTAGGAGACATTCGAGTCATCTTATGGAATGACTATAATGGTGATGTTGAATACTATCATATCCCGAAGAATGATGCTATTAGCATGCAGTCAAATGGTTCTATTCGTATCAGTGCTCCACGTGATACAGGTGTAGTGAAGAAGCTACAGCCATTCCGTTGTGATAGTTTTGATGATTTAGTATTGAGGTGATA